ATCCTCCGCGTATTTTCAATAACGCAATATTCCCTGATGGCGTAAATGATAGCGGATTAACAGCTTCAAATTTATTAATCAATTCGACAACAGATTGGATTACTTCTTTTTGGATTAAGGGAAGCGGCAGCAGTAATTCTACTAATATGATAATGACTAAAAGCACCACTACTGGAAACTATATTTATCTGAGAACAGGAAGCACCCCTTACGTCAGGTGGCAACACGGAGCGAACAACACAAGAGAAGATTGGAGTGATGCAGGACTTTCAGGGTGGGATGATGGTAATTGGCATCACGTTTATTTCTATCGAGTAGGAAATAATAGGCATCTTGTTTTTGATGGAGTGGATTACGGAAGTGGTGGAGCTTCAGGAGCACAAAGTGGGGTTGATTTAGACAATTTCTTTGTAAGAGGAAACACTTCAACTTTTTATTCTAACGTGGCAATGGATGATGTTGTTATTCACGAAACAACAGGTAGCGTAGCGCAAGCACAATACCTTTATAACGGAGGTGATGGCGCAGACCCTGTAGCTGTTTTAGGTGCAACACCTAAGTATTGGTACAAGTTTGACATTAACAACGGAGACACTACTGTACCAAATGATGGTACTATAGGCTCAAACGATTTAACACTTAGTAACTTCTCAGGAACATATATAAGCTCACACTAATGAATCACTACGGATATATCACAGACAACACTTACATCGTCCCTGACACAGCAATCACTTGGGATTTTGTAAGATACAACGAAGATCAATCGACTACTGACTACACAGGTATAGAAAGCACAGAACAAATAGATGACAACAAGGTCACAATGTTTGCAACACCTGACGCTTTCAATAATTGGAAATACGAGTTCCAGCCTGAAGAAGAAATATAACTATATTTGCAAATAAATTTAATAAAATGAAAAAAATAGAAAAACGAATAAACGAAGAAGAGTTAGTGAAATTACAAGGCATTTCTAACGAAATGAATTCTTGTAAATTAAACATATCAGACGTTGAAATGCACAAATACAGTTTAATGTTGAAGCTCGCTAGATTACAAGAAAATTTTCAAGTAATTCAAAAAGAACTGATGGATAAGTACGGCAAAGTCAGTATAAACATTGCCGATGGAACAATAAAAGAATCTGAGTCAGATGTCATTAATCCGTAAAATAACCATAGGCAAAGAATACAAAGAAAATGCAATGCATTATTCAGTAGGCCAAGAAGTATATGGTAAGCATAAAATTGTAGACATACAAGAGTCTGAAGAAAAATATATTATATATATACGAGACGAGCAGGGCGATGTAAAGCAATGGAAAGACTTTAACAAAAATATGTCTGTATCTGTTGAATACAACTTAGACTATTAATGAAAAGTGTTTTTAATTTTTTAATAAAACCTACAGGCAATAGATATAATAATGAGGTTAATGTAGATGGTAAAAAGCTAATAACTAATACTGATATATTTAATCATAAAAGTATAAGTAGAGAAGCTGAAGTTGTATCTACACCTCTTGCGTTTAACACACCTATAGTCAAGGGCGATAAAGTTATAGTACACCATAATATATTTAGAAGGTGGCATAATATTAAAGGCATTGAAAAAAACAGCTCTGGTTATATAGAAGAAGACCTGTACTCTTGCCAAATAGACCAAGTGTACGCTTACAAACCTTTTGCATGCGCAGATAATGAATCAACTTGGCACGCATTGAAAGACTATTGTTTTGTACAACCAATAAAAAATAAAGATAAATACAATTTAAAATCTGAAAATGAGTTGGTTGGAATATTAATTTACTCTAATAGCGCACTCAGTAGTAAGGGTTTAGAAGTTGGTGACTTAGTAGGTATAGGACCTAAAAGTCAATTTGAATTTTTAATAGACGGTAAGCTTTTATATAGAGTGCGGAACCAAGATATTTCAATTAAATATGAATACAGAGGAAACGAGGAAGAATATAATCCAAGCTGGGCGAATAGCAGTAAAGGAGTTAATTAAAGTTGCTGAAGAACCTATTGTAGATACAGACGAAGATGTTTCTGCAGATAGACTTAAAAACGCGGCGGCAACAAAGAAGCTAGCTATATTCGACGCTTTTGAAATACTTCAGCGCATTGAAGAAGAAGACGCTGCTTTAAAAGGGGTTGTGTTAGAAGATAAGAAACAAAATTACTTAAGTGGTTTTGCTGAAAAAAGAGCGAAAAAATAATGTATAACCAAACGTTATACAAAATAATAGAACCTGTTAATGTTAATAGGTTACATAGATTAAATAAATCTAAAAGCTGGAAAAAAGGATACAATAGCGACGATGATATTATTTGTATAAGTAACACAGGCCAAATAGGTGATATATACGAAATATCTGGTTTAAAAATAGCTTTACCTAAAGAGCCTAAAAGTATTTATTCTAGATCTGATAAAAAAGAAGAACAATATTGGCATAGACTTCCTAAGCATAAAGATCTAGAAAAAATTAAAACGATATTTGATTGGATGGACTATCCAGATCAATTTAAATCAAAATATCACGATTATATAGACGAAGAATTTAATAGGCGTGAGAATGGTTTTTGGTTTAAAAACAACGGAGTAAGTACATACATAACAGGAACTCACTATATGTATCTACAGTGGTGTAAGATAGATGTTGGAGAGGCGGAGTTTAGAGAAGCTAATAGATTGTTTTTTTTATTTTGGGAGGCTTGTAAAGTAGATGACAGGTGTTATGGCATGTGTTATTTAAAAAACAGAAGATCTGGATTTTCTTTTATGGCGTCTGGAGAAACAGTAAACTTAGCTACTATGACAAGCGACGCTAGGTTTGGTATACTTTCAAAAAGTGGTAGTGATGCTAAAAAAATGTTCACAGATAAGGTTGTTCCTATGTCTGTTAACTTACCTTTCTTTTTTAAGCCTATACAAGATGGTATGGATAGGCCTAAAACAGAATTATCTTTTAGAGTACCAGCTTCCAAGCTTACTAAACGTAAGATAGAAAGTAAAGACAAAGGTTTAGACTTAGAAGGACTTGATACTTCTATAGACTGGAAAAACACAGGAGATAACTCTTATGATGGTGAAAAGCTAAAGCTACTAGTTCACGATGAGTCTGGTAAATGGGAGAGACCAGACAACATATTAAATAACTGGCGCGTAACTAAAACATGTTTGAGATTAGGTAGTAGAATCATAGGTAAATGTATGATGGGTTCAACCTCTAATGCTTTAGATAAAGGAGGAGAAAATTTTAAAAAACTGTTTGAGGCTTCTAATGTTTTAAAAAGAAATAAAAACAATCAAACAAAAAGTGGCCTGTATAGTTTGTTTATACCTATGGAGTGGAACTATGAAGGTTTCATAGATAAATTTGGTTTACCGGTTTTTGATACACCTGACAAACCAATACAAGGTCCATACGGAGACTATATAGACGTGGGCGTTATAGAACATTGGGACAATGAAGTAGAAGGTCTTAAAGATGACCAGGACGCTTTAAATGAGTTTTATCGTCAGTTTCCAAGAACAGAAGAACACGCGTTTAGAGATGAAACAAAAAATAGCTTATTTAATTTAGCAAAAATATATGAGCAAATTGATTTTAACGGTGATTCATATAGTTCTACATTAATAACTCAAGGTAGTTTTCAATGGGAAAACGGAGTAGCTGATACTAAGGTTGTTTTTATACCGGATAAAAACGGTAGATTTTATTTGTCTTGGATACCAAGTAAAGATCTTCAAAATCGAGTGATAAATAAGAATGGGGTTAAATGTCCTGGTAATGAGCATATAGGAGCTTTTGGCTGTGACCCTTATGATATATCAGGCACAGTAGATGGTAGAGGATCAAATGGTTCGCTGCATGGAGTAACAAAGTTTTCAATGGAAGATGCTCCACCTAATCATATGTTTTTAGAATATATAGCTAGACCACAAACCGCAGAAATATTTTTTGAAGATGTATTAATGGCCTGCGTTTTTTATGGTATGCCAATATTAGCAGAAAACAATAAACCAAGATTATTGTATCACTTTAAAAATAGAGGTTATAGAGGTTTTTCAATGAATAGACCAGATAGAGTTTGGAACAAGTTATCTGTGACTGAAAAAGAAATAGGTGGCATACCAAACTCTAGTGAAGATATTAAGCAAGCACATGCCGCTGCTATAGAAACTTATATAGCTAACCATGTTGGCTTAATAGGAGAAGCAGAGTATGGTAGCGTTTACTTTAATAAAACTTTAAATGATTGGTCAAAGTTTAACATAAACAATAGAACAAAGCACGATGCTTCTATTAGTTCTGGTTTAGCTATAATGGCTTGTAACAAGAATCTATATAGACCTGTTAAAAAAATTCAAAAAAAAGTCATTGACTTTGGCTTCAAAAAATACGATAATACTGGATACAATTCGGAATTAAAGAAAAATTAAAACAAACAAATAATGCAAAACAAACCATCAAAAGGTATTTTTCCTAGTCAATCAGTTCTTGACGCGGAAAAGGCTGGAAGCGAGTATGGCATGAAAGTAGCTAAGGCTATAGAGTCAGAATGGTTTAGAAAAGACAACGGTAGTGATAAATATCAAGCTACTAAAGACAACTTTCATAGGTTAAGACTTTACGCTAGAGGCGAGCAGTCTATACAGAAGTATAAAGATGAGTTAGCTATAAACGGTGATTTATCTTATTTAAACCTAGACTGGAAGCCAGTACCTATTATACCAAAGTTTGTTGATATAGTTGTTAACGGTATGTCTGACAGAGTTTTTGACATAAAGACGTATAGCCAAGACCCAGACTCTTTAAAAGAAAAAACCGACTATGTAGAGTCGATGTTGAGAGACATGAACAATAGGATTTTGTTAGAAAAAATTGATACTTCTACAGGTATCAATATGTTTAAAAACGATCCTAAAGAATTACCTCAAACAAAAGAAGAGCTTTCTGTTAAAATGCAACTTGAGTATAAGCCTTCTATAGAAATAGCTCAAGAAGAAGCATTGTCTAATGTGTTTGATTTGAATAAGTTTGACTTAGTTAAACGAAGATGCGACTACGATCAAGTAGTTATAGGCATGTCATGCGCTAAGAGTACATTTAACACCGCAGAAGGAATACGCATAGAATATGTAGATCCTGTTGATATAGTATATTCATATACCGATTCTCCTTACTTTGACGATCTTTATTACGTTGGTGAAGTTAGAAGAATTACTATATCAGAGCTAAAAAAGTTTTTTCCTCAGCTAACTAATAGCGATATAAAAGAAATTGAGGATATGGCTTATGATGGCTCTGTATATAGGTCACAAAAATATTCTGCTACTAGTCAAGACAATTTTGTAGATGTATTATTTTTTGAATACAAAACTTTTAATAACCAAGTTTATAAAATAAAGAACACATCTACCGGTGCTAAAAAAGCTATTGAAAAAACAGATGAGTTTAATCCACCAAAAGACGCTAAGTCTCAGTTTGAAAAAGTACAAAGATCTATAGAGGTATTATACGAAGGCGCAAAAATAATAGGCATGGAAAAGCTTTTAAAGTGGAAACTGTGCGAAAACATGACTAGGCCTAAGTCAGATATTACTAAAGTTAACATGAGCTATTGCATTGTTGCCCCTAGAATTTATCAAGGTAGGCCAGAATCTTTAGTATCAAGAATGACAAGCTTTGCTGATATGGTTCAGCTTACCCACCTGAAACTTCAACAGGTTATGTCAAGGCTAGTTCCAGATGGTATATACATGGATGCTGATGGTTTAGCTGAAATAGACCTAGGCAATGGTACAAATTACAACCCACAGGAGGCTTTAAATATGTATTTCCAAACAGGTAGTGTTATTGGTAGATCAATGACCGCTGATGGGGATATGAACCCTGCTAGAGTACCTATAACTGAACTACAAAGTGGTTCTGGCGGCGCTAAAATACAAAGCTTAATAACCACGTATAACTACTATATGCAAATGTTGCGTGACGTAACCGGTTTGAACGAAGCTAGGGATGGTAGCAAGCCTGACTCTAACGCTTTAGTTGGTTTACAGAAAATGGCAGCTGCTAATTCAAACACAGCAACTAAGCATATACTTCAAGCTGGTCTTTACTTAACGCTACGCATGGCTGAGATTACATCTCTTAGATTGTCTGATGCTATAGAGTATTCAAGTACTAGAAGTTCTTTTATAAACTCTTTAGGTAAATTTAATGTAGCTACTTTGCAAGAGCTTCACAGTATGCACTTACATGATTTTGGTATATATATAAGTTTAGAACCAGATGAAGAAGAAAAGCAATTACTAGAAAATAACATACAAGTTGCCTTACAAAGAGATCAAATAACTTTAGATGATGTTATAGACATAAGAGAGGTTAAAAACTTAAAGCTAGCTAATCAATTATTAAAACTAAGAAGAAGAAAGAAAGCAGATCAAGATAGAGCAATGCAGATGCAAAACATACAGGCCCAAACGCAGTCTAACGCTCAGGCAGCTCAAGCATCAGCAGAAGCAGAAATGCAGAAAGAACAAGCTTTGGCTTCTACAAAGTCTCAATTGCTTCAAGTTCAACATAATCTTGATATGGAAAAAATGCAGAGAGAGGTTGATCTTAAAAGAGATTTAATGAGATTTGAATTTGATATTAATCAACAACTTAAACAATTAGATTTACAGGTGATTAATACTAGAGAAGAATACAAAGAAGACCGTAAAGATAAAAGAACAAAGATTCAAGCTTCTCAACAAAGTGAGCTTATCGATCAAAGAAAAAATAATAAGCCACCTAAAGACTTTGAATCATCTGGTAATGACTTATTAGGAGGTTTTAATTTGTAAATTAATTTTTTATATTATATTATATTATGGATAACGAAGAAAACAAAGAAGTATTGGAAAATACAGAAGTATTGGAAAATACAGAATCAACAGAGTTAGAACAAGCTGATAACGAAGTTGTCGAACAAGAAACAAGTCATGTCACGACTAAAACAGAAGACGGTTATAAAATAGATTTAACAAAAATAAATAAAGAAAAACAAGATGCCATACGCGAAGAAAACAATGTCGAAGAAAACAACGTCGAAGAAAACGATGCCCAAGAAAAAGACAGCACCGAAGAACAAACCAACGAAAAAATACTAGAAGAGATTACAGATGAAGTTGTTGAACCCGTTAAAGAGGAAACAAAAGAAACTGTAACAGAAGAAGTAAAAGAAGTACAAAAAGTACAAGAAAATAACATAGATCTTCCTGAG